GCGTTATTGTTATCGAGTTAGCTATCAACAGGAGATATTAAGATGGCTGCACCAACAAACACAATCGTACCAGCAGGTGTTGCTGGCAACAGAGAAGATCTGTCAAACCTCATCGAGCGCGTTGCTCCTGAGAAAACACCATTCTGCTCAAACATTAAAGGCGGCGGCGTAAAAGTTACTGCTACACGTCATGAGTGGCAAACAGAAACACTAGCTGCACCAGATGCTGCTTCAGCACAAGTTGATGGTGATGATACTACATCATTCGAAGCTAACACAAGAACACGTGTTGCTAACCGCGTACAAACTAAAAAGCGTGCGGTAGTTGTAGCTGGCATACAAGAAGCTGTTGATTCAGCTGGCGTAGCGTCAGAAATGGCTAGACAAAAGCTTATCAAAGGTATTGAGCTAAAGCGTGACTTTGAAGCTCGTTTCATTGGTAACTACGCTTCATCTGAAGAATCAGGTGTAAATGGCCGTAAAGCTGCTGGTGCATTAGCATGGGCAACTTCAAACGTGTCACGCGGTTCAGGCGGTGCTAATGGTGGATATAGCGGAACAGATTGTGCTGCTGCTACAAATGGTACACAGCGTACTTTCACTAAAGACATCATGGATGCCGTAATCCAATCTGGATTTAATAATGGCGCTACATTCTCACAAATCTATATGAGTGCTGCTCATAAAGCAATATTTGCTGGATTTGCTGGACTTGCAGCTAACCGCTATGAAATCAACGGAATGGATGAAGGCGTAGTTGTTGGCGGTGCAGACGTTTATCTGTCTAACCACGGCAAACTAACTATAATACCAGTACAGTATGGCTTAACACGCGATGCTCTATTTGTAGACCCATCTATGTGTACTTTAGGTACATTACGTTCACCACGTTATGAAGAACTATCCAAAACTGGTGACAACGAAAAAGGTCAAATCCTTGGTGATATGACACTTATCGTGAAGAACGAAAAAGGTCTAGGCGTAGCCGCAGACTTAACCTAGTTTTAGGTAACGAATGGGGGTTGGCATTTGCCAGCCCCTACAATTAGGAGATAAATATGCCAAAAGCAAAAGCACCAAAGATTAAAGCAAAAATACAAAAAGATGACGGCATTGAATGTATAGTCACTAAAAAAGGCGGTATAGCGCAAATAAGAACTGGTAAATCAAATGCTGATGGTAGTGAAATATGTTATAAAAAAGGCGACATATTTAAAACAAATGCAGCGCAAGCTAAGTTATTAGAAGAAAACGATTTGGTAGTAGCAAGGGATTAACATGAGTAGTTTTAAACCATTTTCATATGATTCAGCAACAGGCATGAAACACAGCTTAGCAGTTGATAGCGCAACAGATGAAATGTATGTAAAAACAGAACAAGATGTCACTAAAATACTAGATGACAATAAAAGACAACAATATGATGCTAAAGGCACATTAGGTAAAGCTGATTTAGTTAAAGTTGGCACAATACCATTAGGGCTAATACAGCATTGGAAAGCAACAGAAGGCATTGATGTATTTAATCAAGACCATTGGCCTCGTGTTGTAGAAAAATTAAACAGTAATGAGTTTCAGGCATTGCGAGTAGCGCAGTTTAAGGTGTAGTTATGGCATTTGCAAATCTAGGCGAATTAAAAACAGTTATAAATGACACGTTAAATCGTGATGATTTGACTGCACAAATACCTAATTTTATTAAAATGAATGAAGAAAGCGTTAATCGCAAAGTCAATGTATCTGAAATGGAAGAATACACTGAGTTTACTATAAACGTAGGGCAAACAACATTGCCTACAAACTTCTTAGAGATGCGTAATATACAGATGAAAAGCTCTGAATATCCGTTGCAATATGTACCGCATAACGCATTAGATGGTATAGGTGCTGACTCTGGTATACCTAGATTTTATTCTATACAAGGCACTAAATTATTATTTTATCCGTTTCCACCAGATGCTACTATTGGCATTATGAGGTACTTGGCTGAAGTAACGCCTTTAGTAAATGATGTAGATACAAATTGGTTATTAAGTAAATCACCGCAGATATACTTGTATGGCACATTATTACACGCTGCACCCTTTTTAAATGATGACAGCAGATTACCTGTATGGAGTGCGTTGTTTGAAGATGCTGTTAAAGCATTGAATGACCAAGATAAGCGCAGAATGTCAGGAACTAAACCACAGATGATAAACGCAACAGCAGGATACTATTGATATGCCTACAACAACTAACTATGGCTGGACATACAACCTACCGAATACTGCACAGGACACATGGGGCGGTGATTTAAATAACACGCAGATAGCGATTGATGCGCAAGTAAAAACTAATGAAAACTTAGCTAATACTAAAGCGCCAATAGCAAGCCCTACATTTACAGGCACAGTAACAGGGCCGACATTTGTTGGTAATCTTACAGGTGATGTTACAGGTAACGTGACAGGCAACGTAACAGGCGCTGTCACAGGCAATGCAACGTCAGCAGATAAATGGGCTACTGCAAGAACTGTTACATTAACAGGCGTTGTTACAGGCAGCATAGCATTTGACGGCACAGGTGATTTTACACTTGATACAAGCGTTGGCACAATAGCAGATGATACACTAACAATAGCGCAAACAAGCGGTCTGCAAGCTGCATTAGATAGCAAAGTAGCACACGCAAGCGGTAATGGAAGAACAATAACTGTAGGCAATACAGCGCCTACAAGCCCATTAACAGATGACATTTGGTTTGATACAACGGCATAATGGCGATTAAAATTTATAACGGCACTGCATTTGCAGAGGTAACAGCTAAGTATTACAATGGTAGTGCGTGGGTGGAACCTAACAGTGGTGTAAAGAGATGGAATGGAAGCGCATGGGAAGTTGTTTCTACTGCATTTGAAGCAACACTAACGCAAACAACACTGTCTGGCTCTACATCATACAACTCATCACTGGGCAGTTACACAGGCGTTACAAGTAGCCCCGGCACTGGTTACACAGCAGTAACAGTTACAGGTGGTAAAGCGCCATTTACATATCAATGGTTTTATGTATCTGGCACTGTGAGTAGTATAAATCTGTTTCCACAACTGCCTACGCAGTACACTACAAGATTTAGTTTTAATTATGCGTTATCAGCAGGCAATGCTGTTTATAGATGCCAAGTAACAGATGCCGATAACAACGTAATAAATTCAGATACAGTTACAGTGAGTTTTAGTTAATGTTAGTACCATTAAACATACCACCAGGTGTATACACCAACGGAACAGAGTATCAGTCTAAAGGCCGTAACTTTGATGCTAATCTTGTGCGTTGGCAGTTTGGTGCATTGGGGCCGATGGGTGGCTGGAGGCAAAGAACAACTACAACTGTAAGTGGTAAGGCAAGACGTGTTATATCTTGGCGTGATAACAACAATCAAGTATGGGCTGCGATAGGAACAAATAGCCATTTATATGCTATGACATCTGGCGGTGCTGTAACAGATATAACACCTAGTGGATTAACTGTTGGGCGTGCAGATGCAGATACAGGCGCTGGATTTGGCACAGGTTTATATGGACAAGGGCCGTATGGAGTTAGTAACCCAGCTGTGGTGAGCACTACAAACCCTGCAAGCATATGGTCACTAGATACTTTTGGCCAGATATTGTTAGGTGTATTGCCTGATGACGGCAAACTGTACGAATGGAATGTAAACGTCAATGTTGATGCCACACAAGTAACAAATGCGCCTGTAGACAACAGGGCTGTATTAGTAACACCAGAACGTATTGTAATGTGCCTTGGCGCAGCAGGAGTGCCAAGAGATGTTGCTTGGTCAGACCAAGAAGATAGAAATGAGTGGACAGCAGCGGCTAACAACCAAGCTGGTAACTTCAGTTTGCAAACAGCAGGTACAATATTAAATGCTGTTAATGTAAAAGGTGGTAGCCTTATATTTACAGATAAAGACGTATGGCGCGTTGTATATTTAGGGCCGCCATTAGTGTACGGATTCCCACAAGATAATGCTGGTGGTGGTTTAGTGTCTGCTGGTGCGGTAACAACGGCTGATGGCGCAGCATATTGGATGTCACATGAAAATTTTTATGTACATACAGGTTACAGTCAACCTATAGCTTGCGACGTACATGATGCAGTGTTTAAAGACATTAACAAAGCGCAAATTAGTAAAGTTACTGCTTGGCATAACGCATCATTCGGTGAAGTTTGGTGGTTTTACCCTAGTGCTGATAGCACTGAAAATGACAAATATGTGGTTTATGACTATAGAGAAAGACATTGGAATAAAGGCAGTTTATCGAGATTATGCGCGACAGACAAAGCGCCATTACCATACCCAATAGCTGTAGACGCTAATGGCAAGATATATGACCATGAGTTTGGTTATGACCATAATGGAGATATTAGTTTTATTGAACATGGCCCTGTAGAATTAGGTACAGGTGAAAACAGCTCTAATCTTACGTTTTTATACCCTGATGAAAGCGCACAGGGTGACGTAAGTATAACATTTAAAACTAAAATGTATCCTAATGGCACAGAACGTAGTTTTGGCCCATACACAGCAACTCGGCAACCTGTACCAATAAGAGTACATGGAAGGCAGATGCTAGTAAAAGCAATAGGCGCAGAGTCAACTAATTGGAGGCTAGGTGTACCGCGTATTGAAGTTAAACCAGGGAGCAAACGATGAGGCTACCTGATGCAATGCCAACATACGATGCAGTAAATGAAATAGAAACACGTCGTAATATTACATATGAAATGACGCAAACACGCAAGATTAATGAAGATATAAATATAAACGCAAACAATAGATTAATACTAACAAGTCCTAACGGCACACGTTACAGCGCAAGTATTGATAACTCTGGAGTATTGTCTTGGACAGCATTGTAAACATAGATAATCATAAAGAACAAATCGTGAACGCTTTAGCACGTTCAGGATATGAGCATACATATGAAGAAGTTAAACAGGCTGTCATAAACAAAGAAGCGCAGTATTGGCCAGCAAATAATAGCGCTGCAATAACAGAAATAGCTAACAAATCTGATGGCACTGTTGGATTAAATGTTTGGCTATATGGTGGAGATTTAAAAGACTTTTATCTTTTAGTAGATGCCGCAAAAAAATATGTAAACAATTTAGGTGGTAGTTACATTGAAACATTTGGGCATCGTAAGGGCTGGAATAGATTATTAAAAAAACTTGGTTTTGTTGTAGATGGCAAAACTTTAATATGGAGGCCGTAATGGGCAGTAAAACAAAAAAAGAAACAAAAGTAAATAATACACCCGACCCATTTACACAAAATATGATTAATACTGCCGCATCAAATGCAAGAGCATTTGGTGAGCAAGCATACACGCCATATACAGGCGAACGAGTTGCTGGCATGGCTGATATGGAAACAGAAGCATTGTCTAATTATATGTCAAACAATGTCAGTAATCGTGGTATTATGGAGCAAGGTTTAGAAATGGCACAACAAGGCGCACAATATGCGCCAGACCAAATACAAACACAAAATTTTACTGATATGGACATATCTGGCTATATGAATCCATACATACAACAAGTTATTGACAATACAGTCAGTGATATAGAACGAAAACAAATGGGAAGTGCTGAAAATATAGATGCACAAGCTGCTAAATCTGCTGCGTTTGGTGGCTCTAGGCAAGCAATACAACAAGCTGAAAATGAACGTAATTATGCTGACATTACTGCAAAAACTATAGGCCAGTTACGAAGTCAAGGTTATGAAGATGCAGCGGCTAGATTGCAAGCAGATGCTGCAAGGCAATTACAAGCTGACTCATACAATCAAGCTGCTGGTTTACGTGGTGCAGATTTACGACTGCGTGGTGCAGCACAAGTTGGTAATATGGCTGGACAATTATCTGATGCAGATTACAGAGCATATGGAATAGAAAATCAATATGGGCAAACACAACGCGGTTTAGACCAGGCGCAATTAGATGCACAATATCAAGAAGCTATGAGGCAATATGATGATTTTTATAGAAGAGCAGGTATAGAAGGTGGCATACTCGGTGCTACACCTAAATATACAGATTCTACTACAAATGAAACAACATCTAAAAGCGGTGGTGCAGGTAGTATGATAGGTAAAGGATTGTTAGGGCTTGCTATGGGGCCAGCAAATCCGTTTGCAGGTACATTACTTGGCAGCGCATTAAATAAAATTAAGTAATAAAAGAGAAACTTATGTCACCACTAACGAATATGTTTGCAATCAGAGGTAATCCACTAGGTATATACCAGGCTGCACCAGCACACAGAAAAAGGTCAGATGACGAAATATTATATGGGCTTGATTCACCGCAAGCAAAATTAAATCCAGGTTGGACAAACGAAGAGGGTGTTGTAACTAAAGGAGGTATAAATGAATATTACGCTAAACAACCAGTGAATATGGAAACTGTAAAAACAGATTATCCTTTTTTGGCAGAACCAGATTTTCAAGCAGAGTTAAACAATATCTTAAAACAAAACCCAGATTTAAACGAAAAAGATATATATCAAATAATATCAGGTGAAAGTAATTACAATCCAACTGCAGTAAATCCAAATTCAAGTGCTACAGGTTTGTTTCAATTTATAGAATCTACTGCAAAAAATTTAGGTACAACAACTGATGAAATTAGTAAAATGACACCAGCACAACAATTAAATTTATATGGTCGTTATATAAACAAGTATATGCCTAATGAAGATGAAAGTCCTAATTTTGTAATTAATATAAAAGAAGATGGCAGTTACGAAGATTTTGATGAAGAAGCATTTGAAAAAATGTTTCCACCACTAGATAAAACTGCACAAGACGACAGCAATAATATAGTGCCAGAACCAATAGTAGAAGATATTCCTGTCAGTCCTTCAAGGGCAATTGATATGATGAGAAATAGTTATAGAGAAGGCAACATAGAGAGACAAAAATTAAGTAAAGAATACAAAGAAGGTAAAGTCAGCGATAGACCCTTGTTCGTACCCCTTTTTCCTAAAGACCCACTAACAAAACAAGAAGCAGATGTATTAAAACGCGCACAAGATGTTTACCAGCAATTTAACGACGAGAAAAATGATATGATAAATGCAAATAGAGGCTTTATACCGCAACAGACTAGATATTCACCACCAAATCGAACAGGAAATAAATACAGTCAAAGAACAGGTCTCAATGCTGTAGATTACGATGGAACAATAAATCCTAATGTAGTATTTGACAGCCAGGGCAATCCATACGATACGACGTATAACAATAATCAAGAAAAATACGACCCAACAGGTGGACAACAACAATCACGACAAGATTTAGCTAAATTAGCAAATTTTGACATTTCTATAATAGATGGTAACGAATTTGTACACGAAAAAGGTCTTACTGAAAAAGATGTATTAGACCGATATAGGCGTAGAGGACAAAATAGTGCAAGTGTCGCAGCACCTGTTGACGCAGCACCTGTTGACGCAGCACCTGTTGACGCAGCACCTGTTGACGCAGCA